GGTATCATGACTAATGATTGAATATAAAATCACAGATCAAATGTTAATTACAGCACGTGATATGGCTGTAGATTTAGGCAGAATAAACAATTCCATTCTGCGAGGGCAAGGAAACATTGCAGGTTTTCTTGGTGAACTTATTGCAGTTGAACATATGGGAGGCGAGATAGATCATTCGTATAATCACGACATCATTCTTGATGGAATACTCATAGATGTTAAGACTAAACAGACATCTGTAAAACCACTTGATACATACGACTGCAGTATTGCAAAGACAAGTGTTCATCAGAAGTGTGATGCATATGCATTTGTTCGAGTCAAGAATGATTATTCAATTGGGTGGTTTCTTGGAGTGTTGACTAAAGAAGAATATTTTGATAAAGCTATATTCATGAAGCAGGGAGACATAGACCCAGACAATAATTATAAAGTCAGGGCAGACTGTTACAACATAAAGATTAATCAGTTGAAGGAGAAGTTTTAATGGTAGGAATGATTAAGGTATTGAACTACAAAGAAAATGAAGACGGCACTGCGACAGTAGAGTTTGATCTTGATGAAGAGTCACAAAAGTTTTTGTTTGACATCGGTATGCAGATGCTAATGTTGTGCGCTTGCTACAAAAAGAATCCTGATGAGGTTATTGAAAAGGTTGTGGAGTTATTTGATGAATCTAATTCTTGATGTAGAAAATACTGTCACCAAGCGTGATGGTAAATTACACCTAGATCCATTTGAGCCTGACAACAAGCTTGTTATGGTTGGAACGTATCACAATACTAACAATCTTATTACCGAAGAGATTCATGTATTCAATCATAATGAGGTAGACGCATCCCCATCAGGGCATGTTGCATTACAAGATGATCTAGACAGAACAGATGTTCTTGTATGTCACAATGCCAGTCATGATTTACTTTGGCTATGGGAGTCTGGCTTTACGTATGAAGGTAAAGTATGGGACACTATGCTTGCTGAATATGTATTGCAGCGTGGTATTAAAGAGCCACTGTCATTGGAAGCATGTGCAGAGAGGCATGACCTTGAGACAAAGAAGCAGGATACACTCAAAGAATATCTGAAGAATGGTGTAGGCGTTGATGATATACCTTATGATATGCTTTCGGAGTACCTATCCGCAGATTTAAAAGCTACATACCAACTATATCAACTACAGATTGCACGATTGTGTGATCCTGACAATGTTGGTTTGATTGATACTGTTAAACTAACTAATGAGGTATGCTATGTTTTGGCCAGAATATATCAGCGAGGTTTTAAGGTTGATCTTAATACACTGGAAGAAGTACGTGAGCAGTTTCAGCAAGAGAAACAAACAATTGAACGAGAATTACAACAAGTAATACGTAAAGTTATGGGTGATACACCTATTAATCTTAACAGCCCAGAGCAATTGTCACAGGTAATCTTCTCACGAAGGGTACTAGACAAACAATATTGGGGCAATGCCATTGATCCTTACATGGATATGGCAGACTTCAAAAGTCTTATTGAAGGATGTACAGAGAAGTTATACAAGACACGTGCTGTTCAATGCTCAACATGCAATGGCACTGGCATGATACAAAAGATGAAGAAGGACGGCACACCATACGCTAAGAAAAACAAGTGTGTTAATTGTAATGCAACAGGATTTCTGTATGAGAAGACAAAGGAACGTGCAGGCTTTAAGTTTGTACCACGTTCACCTAAATGGGCAAGTGCAAATGGATTTAGCACGAGCAAACAAAACCTTGAGTTGCTTGAGACAACTGCGAGGTCAAATGAAATGCAAGAAGCAGAAGACTTTCTTTCAAAGGTGCGTAGGCTATCAGCATTGGACAGCTATCTGTCATCATTTGTTGATGGCATTTCTACTTACACTAAGATGGATGGCAAGCTTCATGTTAGATTACTTCAGCATCGCACAGCTACGGGCAGGTTCAGTGGTGCAGATCCCAATATGCAAAACATGCCCAGAGGAAAAACATTTCCTGTTAAGAAAGTATTTGTTTCACGATTTAGTGGTGGCCACATACTCGAAGCTGACTTTGCACAGCTAGAGTTTCGGGTTGCCGCTTTTCTATCACAAGATGAAAGGGCAATAGATGAAGTTACCATGGGCTTTGATGTACACTCTTACACCGCTGAAGTTATTACCAATGCTGGTCAACCTACGGATAGGCAGACTGCAAAAGCGCACACATTCGCGCCACTTTATGGAGCAACTGGATTTGGACGAACACCTGCGGAAGCTAGATACTATGAACACTTCACAGAAAAATACAAAGGAATAGCAAGGTGGCATGAGAGCCTTGCAAGTGAAGCTATTAGAACAACATACGTTAAGCTTCCATCAGGTCGTGAGTTTTCATTCCCTGATGTTGTAAGAAAAACAAATGGTAGAGTTACAAACTTTACACAGCTAAAGAACTATCCTGTTCAAAGCTTTGCCACCGCAGACATAGTACCATTAACACTTATTGAAATCGAAAAGAGATTACATGGAATGAAATCATGTATAGTGAATAGTGTTCACGATAGTATTGTTATTGATGTACATCCTGATGAAAGGCAGCAAACAATTGATGTAATAAATTCTGTAAGTAATGACTTAAATGACTTGATTTATAATAGATGGAATGTTATATTCAATGTACCACTACTATTGGAATCTAAGATAGGCCAGAATTGGCTTGACGTTTTAGATGTGCAATGATATAACTATTAACCCTGCAAACCGAAAGGAGTATTTATGAATAATGAAGTTATGACTATTGATACTAACAATTTTAATGCTATGGCACATGCTATGGGCATGTCTTCAGATGTTTCTGAAGGCAAATCAAAAGCAAGTACGCTTGCTCGACTACGTATTAATCATGCACCAATCATGGGGCAGACAGAAGTAAAAGGTAAGAAGGTAAATGTAGAGGTAGTGTCTGGTGGCACATACAAACTACAGATTCCTGATGGTGAAACATATTATGGTGGTGAAATTAGCATTCGACCCTACATGCAACGCTTTATGTATAAGCGTTTCATTAAAGGTCATGGTGATCAGCCAAACAAGTATGTAAAGACTGTCATGTCTAATGATCTCAATATAGATCTCAAAGACAATGATGGTGGTTTTAATTGTGGTAAACCTGCTGGTTACATTCAAGACTTTAAAGCTTTGCCACAAGAGACTCAGGATCTTATTCGCCAGATTAAACGTGTACGTGTTTTGTTTGGTACAGTCAAACTTACTGATCCTTTGAATGGATTAGGTGATGAAGTTACATTGGATGAGCTTCCCTTTATTTGGGAGATTGAAAATCGTGATGCCTTTAAAGATTTGGGTACTGTGTTTTCAAACCTTGCAAAGCAAAGACGACTACCAGTCAATCACATGATCTCAGCCGTTACGGAAGAACAAAAGCTTCCCAATGGCAGTTCGTTCTATCTACCACGATTTGACATTGATATGACAAATTCATTGGAAGTAACTAACGAAGAGCAGAAACGATTCGCTGACTTCCTTGGTTGGGTTCAGAATTATAATGAATACATTATTAATGAGTACAGCAAACGTGCCATTGAACGTAATGACGATGATGAAGAAGACTATGCATTTGTTTCAGACATCGTAGACATTGATACAGAAGAGGACTAATACATGAACCACGTAGCTGAACTGTCTCTTCATTCATACATGGAGAAGGCTGTACAAGGAAAGACAACCATCTCAGATGAAACTATTCAACAGGTAGCGAATGATGTTGCCGAAGCAATGAAGCGTCAGTTTGGTTCAGGCAAAGGTCGTGATAACTTTCGCCTGAGAATGTCCAATATTGGACGGCCTACGTGTCAACTTTGGTTTGAAAAAAACCATCCAGAGAAGGCACTTCCACTACCATCAAACTTTATTATGAACATGATGATTGGTGATATTGTGGAAGCTGTCTTTAAAGGATTACTTAAAGAAGCTGGGGTTGCGTATGAAGATAAGGATAACAAGGTTTCACTTGACGTTGGAAAAGAAAAGCCAATCGAAGGTTCTTATGACCTTGTTATTGATGGTGCCGTTGATGATGTTAAGTCTGCATCTCAATGGTCATACCAAAATAAGTTTGAATCATACGAGACTTTAGCAGAGTCAGATGGATTTGGATATGTTGCACAACTTGCAGGTTATGCAAAGGCATCAGGAAAACGTGCTGGTGGTTGGTGGGTAGTGAACAAAGCTAATGGTGAGTTTAAGTATGTACCTGCCACCAGTATGAATGTTGACATGGAAATTGCCAAGATAAAAGAGACAGTAGATACTGTTGAGCTAAATGAATTTGAGCGTTGCTATGATGCAGTACCTGAATCGTTTAGAGGCAAGCCAACTGGCAACAAAGTATTAAACGATAAGTGTAAGTTTTGTTCTTATCGTTTTGAGTGTTGGCCAACATTGCAGGAGAAACCTGCTGTAATGTCACAGGCCAAGGAACCTAAGATGGTATCTTATATTGAACTAGCAGAGGAGTACAAGTAATGGGTATTGATGGTGAACTTATTGAAGAACGTATCATTGAACTTGAGAAAGAGTTAAAAGAATTACGTGCAGAATACAAAGAAAAGAGAACGCAATCTTTACGTGATGCATTGCAAAAGCGAAAAGAGATTGATGAGGATATCCGTTTAGAATTAAACAAGCTTGGATACACTTCGTACCGACAACTTTTCTGGTGATCTGTGCCAAACCATAAACAATTTCGTGCGGCACGTAAGTACGGATTTCGCAGTGGGCTAGAACATTCCATATCAATATACCTTAAAGAAAAACATGTAAGGTTTGAATACGAAACATTAAAAATTGAATGGGAAGATCTAGCCTACCGCACCTATACTCCAGACTTTATACTTCCT